AATCTTTACCCATCTTAAACTCTGAGTTCTGAGTTGTGAAAGGTTCAGATGTATGGAATAATTCATCTGCGGCGTTCATCGCTTCGTCGTATACATTCAAGTTACTTCGTTTCGAACGGTTGTTGTCAAAAGCTCCGTTAAGTGTAAAACACTGACTGCCACCATATGTACGCACAGTGTATGACGCAGGATTATGCACCCAACCAGTTGAGTTCGCCTGTGATTTAACAACATTACTCTGAAAAATATCATTCAAATTAGTAAACGAAGTAATATTTTTCATTGCAAATTGTTCCATCTTGGTAAACAACTCAATAGACTGAGAACCAACCCCTGCAAGGATATATGCCTTAAATCCAGGTATAAGCAACATTTTTGCCATAATAAACAGTGCAGCTAACACAGACTTACCACCGTTACGGCTCATTGCCCATACAACAAAAGGCTTATTCCACGAACTATCAATCAAATATCGTTGATAGTCCATTAATTGTACGTTAAAAACTTCTTCAATAAAGCGCGACGGATTACGTCTGCCCCACTGAAGAAATTCTGCCAAATCTAATTTTTCTTTATATTTTTTTGTCGTCATATCATATAGATTTGGTCTTACAAAAATTCCACCATCGCCAAAAGCATATTCAAGTTCTTCGGTTAATTCTTTATAGCCTTCAAAACAATCTTCTATGCAGTTTTCTAGTATTTCTTGCTGAGTTAAAACATGATCACTCATTATCAATCACCCGTCCAAACTCATCAATTAAACCACGCTCTCTTAAAAAGTCTTTTAAGTCCTTGTTTTCAACCATTAAAAGTCTTGCACGCTCAACCGCTTTATCTCGCTGTTTTTGCAGCTCATCAATAAGTTCTCTTCTGATATTTCCAATTTCGTTCATGATATTTTCATCAAAACCAATTTGATCAACCTGTGCTTTTGAACTAATCTCTGCAACCTGCTGCATGCCTTTGCAATAGTCAATATCATACATATTAATTTTTGCATCTCTAAAGCCAATCAAATCCAACTCTTTCATTTTACCAGTAAGCGTGTTTTGACCTTTACTTTTAGAGTTATTAAAATTCACAGAGATGCCATTATCTTTTGCCAACGCGTTGGCTCCGCTAAGAAGTTTTGAAATGGTATCTGCGTGTTGTTTTATAGTTCCATTATTATTGTTTAATTTCTTTGTATCGGAAGACAATTCATTGATTGCATCATTCAGCTTTTGAATTTGATTAAATGCCTGTACTATCTGAATAACCGCATTCATCTTCATGCCATCATTCTTTGTTTCTTCGTCAATAAAACTAATTAATTGCGCATATAATACTGGCAAATCTTGTTCAACCGGATAGTTTGCAAATGGATCATACCCAATAAGACGAATAATATCTCTTTTATTAGTCTTATATTCATCCAGTACTTCCGGAGTCAAGGTGGCAGCCACCTTGTTTTCAGTTTCTTCCTTAGACTCAGAGTGATTTTCTTGAAAAAGATCTCCGTCTCTCCAGCGCATTGTCTTATAATTTACCATTTGAACATTCTTAATGTATGACGTCCAAATATTTCTTTTAGGCTGTTTCAATGACTCGTCGTGCACTTCATTATACGCAGTATCCCACAAAGTATAAATAAAAGGCTTATCCAAATACATTAAGGCATTCTTCAGAGAACTTTCAGTAACATCCGAATATGACCCAGTCTTAGGATCGTATCTACGTGCAATCTTCTCAGCACAATCTTTACACGGAAACGCTATTCCAATCGACACAGCTGGATCTGAAGATACATAAAATGCCGTTTTCTTTTTAGATTCACCGCAATGTGGGCATACATACTCCGGCACAGGGTCTTTGGTCATCGTCATTGGCCTCTTCTTTGCGCCCATAGCTTTAGCCATAAATAATCACTCCTTTCTATAAAATTTGCAAATAGAAGTAATTAATTACAATCCATCATTATTTGTTCTGGTTCAGCATCGTTTGTTTTTGCCTTAGCTTCATCGATAATCTGAGTAAATGCAGCCTGAAATTCTTCTGTATTCGCAAAGATAAATACCGTCTTATCAGGTTCGCCACGAAGAGGCTTTATATCAATAATTGGAAATCCCTTTTTGCATAAAGCACGGGCAACCTTTGCGTCAAATACCAGTTTGCTAACTTTGTTCTCATTTTTCATTTCTTTCATAGTCATTTCTCTCTTTCTTAATTAAATCATTTTATATTGTACGGAGCGTTTTAGATCCGCTCCAACGATCAATTGACATGAGTTTTATGTCTTCATGCCGACAATATTAGTGTAGTTTAATATTATAAGTGCATTCTCTTCCTTCAGACGCACTAAAAATCATCAATGTCTGTCCTGGTGCAGAATATAATCTATTATTGTTAGAATAATCATCGGTTCCACATAAAGAACGAACCAGTATAGACTCTATGCCAAGAGATTCAAATTCTTCAATATGATGTTTGTCAGCGCTAATGGTATAATCAACTGTTCTTCCATATTTCTTTGTGAACAATGTATTTACTGTAACACCAAAGCTCTTAAATTTTTCAAGATCTCCGTGCGCAGCAACTACATCATATCCTAAAACATTAAGGTGAATAAATTCGTAATATTCACTTTCAACAACCGATATCTTTGAATTATCGCGAAGTCTCTGCTTTAACCACCAAGGAATAATTTTTTCCATATTGTCAGAATGGATGCTATCGTTCTTATTTTGTACAGTACGCAAATGATTGCCGTATGTAGCATATATATTTACGGAATGTACGTATTTAGATAAAGCATTAACCGCCTCTGCAATAATCTCAGACACATGCATCAACTGGTCACACGTATCTTCCTCTGATGCAACACGGGCAGAATTATGTATCGCACCGTGCGCAGAATCTCCAAGTAAAAGAACATGAAGAGTTCGGATCTCATGTCTTTCTAAGTACTTAATTGTTTTCTTTATCAACTCAGTAACTCTTTGTCTGCATATCTCCGTGTTATATTTGTTCCAAATGTTATCGGTAACAAGACCATAATGCCAGTCGGAAAAACAAAGAACCGCTTCATTAAACTCATCTCCGTCGTACAAATCCTCAAACTCTAAAGGACTTACATCACAAAGATTGTTAACCGCATCAACTAATTTATTTGTTAAATGCTCGAAACGGGCTTCGGACGTCCAAAGTTTTTTACATTCTCTACGCTGATCTTCCCATTGTTTCTTTGCCTTAAACATCTCTTTGATTTGAGATTCATTTTCTCTCATTTGTAATTCGGTAAACTGCTCTTTACTAAAAATTCCATCATACGCATCAGAAAAATTTTTGAACTTTTTTCGATACGCCGAAGAATCATAATAAGAACACTCATCTTCTCTAAATTCTTTATTCATGAAGGCCGCTATTTCTGGCCATGTAATATCACCCAGCACACCGTTAGACTTTGCTTTACCGATACGCCATAGCGTTTGATCTTCGGTTTCTCCATCTAACCGTTTTAAAATATCATTCATACTTTGCTCTCCTTCTTCTAAATAAAAAAGACGGTATTAACCGTCCTTCTTAGTGTCATATGCTTCTTGCAATCTAAGTCTAAAGTCTTGACTAAATTTTACAAATGGCTTAGTTGTGTCTCCAACTATGATTGGTAATTGTGTTTTAGGATGAACTCTTTCTCTTTGGCCAACAATTTTACATCCCAATTTTATTCCGGTTACAATCTGCACCTGAATATCGTCCTCTAATGTGGCATCATTAAATGCTTCAAGCACAACATCGTCCATACATTGCAATAAATTACGAACATCTTTTTGAAAATATCCGCTTTTTTCAGACAATCTCTTTACCAGCATTTCGCGTGTAACAACCATATCTTTTCCTCCGTTTCTTATTATTTAAAAGTAAGGGAGTCCCCACAGGAACTCCCCGTCGCAGGCATCTGCAACTCAATCACTATTGGTTGCGGGGGAAGGATTCGAACCTTCGACCGCTAGGGTATGAACCTAGTAAGCTAACCAACTGCTCTACCCCGCAATATAAACCCATGGCCCGTAGGTCACATGAGTGATGTGTGGAGCTGAAGAGGGGAATCGAACCCCTAACCACGAGATTACAAATCACGTGCTCTACCGTTGAGCCACTTCAGCAAACAATGATTTTCACACCCCAGGCTCATTACACCTTGCATTCCGCCTTTGCTTCCACGCTTCTCCGGTTTTGATTTTAAGCGTCTTCAATTGTCCTCGTCATTATTTTAAGTCGTGCGACCATTACGACACGCCAATTCGGGCAATAAGGTTGTTTCCCTACTATGCAACGTACAGTTTTTTATCCTACTCTGTTTCGGATTGGCGACCCGAAGGGGACTCGAACCCCTGACCTCCGCCGTGACAGGGCGGCGTTCTAACCAACTGAACTACCGGGCCATAAATACACGCATCTTTCTGAGCCGTGCTCAGTGCTCCCGTGGCGTGCCTACGACTGGCTCCCCGTGCTGGGCTCGAACCAGCGACATACGGATTAACAGTCCGCCGTTCTACCTACTGGACTAACGAGGAATATGTTGGTAGTCGGTAGGAGATTCGAACTCCTGTCTCAGGCTTGAAGGGCCCGCGTCTTTGCCAACTTGACTAACCGACCATATAAGACGCCTAATAAACTAGAACGATATAATATAACATCGTTCTTACAAACCTCAGCATCAATGTTTTCTTGGTTGGTGGACCCAGCGAGAGTCGAACTCGCGACCCCTACCTTGCAAGGGTAGTGCTCTCCCAATTGAGCTATGGGCCCATAGTAGAGTGGCCGAATTTCTCCAACCACCCAAGTATGTGTCCGCAAACACATACCGCAATTAATATATAAAACAGACAGCCTACAAGTGTGCCATGCCTCGAAAAGGGCTGTTAAGAATCTAGTTTCGATATTTGGATTGCCTGCAGGAGATGTTTTTTTTTAAATAACCTCTCCAGTCTCCTGATCGACCTCTGGAGCATACTCTTCATCGTAACTAACTGAAATTTTACACTCATTGCCATCGAATGCATCCATCAGCTCATGTAGATAAAAATCACCACGATCTTCAACACTGACAACAATACGACCGTCTTCATCAATATTGACAATGCCCTGAATGTTTAATGCGTACTTCTTTGAAACCTTTTGTGCCATAAGAATTACTCCTTGTTATTATAAAAATTCGTTTTAAAAAATCCACCTATTGTGGTCATAATTGCACAGAACAATGGAACGTGGTCTGGCGTAAAATTAAATTGTGTAATGTTTCCAAGCATCATATTTAGTCCGTCTGCTACTAGTTGCCCAATGAAACACTTTAGTAACAAACCTCCTAAATATCCACACAAGAAAAATACAGTCCCATTAAAAATCAAAGCGAAAATTGCGAATAAAAGCACACCAACGCCAAACGCCGTATTAAATTTACTTTTCTTCATACATATCTCCTTAATAAAGTACGTCTAAATCACTTATAATATCATCAACAAGTCCATTATCAAGCATTTCTTGTTCATCCATGTACCAATCAGAAGCGGCCTTTTTCTTAAACATCTTAGGATCTACTTTTGTATGAGCAAGGAAATAATCAATGATCTTCTTGCCAAGCTTATCAAAATACTTCTTCATATTTTCAACCTGTTCTACGGTTCCGCCATATCCACAACTTCCAGTGTGCACCATTGCTGTACATCCTGGTAGTGTATATCTCTTGTGACCAGCAGCGAGTAAATCTGCAGCCGCACTATAAGCGGTACAATAGTTAATTGTATATACAGGTGTTTTACTGATTTCAATTGCTTTAATTGTTGTCCACAAAGTACATACATCTCCGCCAGGAGAGTCAATAAATACTTTGATTGGAACTCTATCCTCGACTTTTTTATCTTTATCTTCCTTGTTGTACTTAATGATCATTCTAACTAAATTCAACAGAGAGTCGTCAATTGTACCATTCACCCAAAAAACTCTATCCTGCTCGTCAATATAATAATCACGAAGCTCAGGATCTGGAAGTTGAAGATTTGCAACCGTATCAGGTATTTGCAATAGCACGCTACTTAAATCATTCATAATTGTTCTCCTTTTGCATTCTGTTTTAATTTTGAATAGGAAAATGCTTGTGCATTTCTTCTATATCAGTTAAGAAAATCTCGACCACTTTTTTGAACGTTCGATATTCAACTAGGATTTTCCTATGTGAATATCAATCATTTTGTTGTGTAAGATTTTTTCTATTTTTTTCTGCCCATAATCTTTTTTGCTCAGTCTGTACTTCTTTTGCACACTCTTCACAATATTTTTTTGGTTTAGTTTTACTTTGTTTCATCAATCTATGACACTTCTGACACTGTGTATATCCTTTTCCATCATTCTTCCAATTCAAATAAACATAAGCAAGTTCCTGACAATCAACTTCATTTAGATTCAAAGTAACCTCATCTTCGCTGATAAAATTAACTATAAGACATTGAGTGTTGTTCTTTTTTGGATACCCCAGAAGCCCGCTCCGAATGATACCGTATAAAATATATTCTCTCTCATCAGAAGGAACAGAAATACGAGCCATTTTACATAATTCCGGCAAAGAATATTTCACAAGACCATTAGTAAATCCATAAGAAACACTTTGTTGCTTAGCCATACATAATAGCACAAACAGTACCTTCTCTGCTCTTAAATTATCCAAAGAAGAAATAAAATCCAACTCAGACTTGGTTATTTGAATGTTTTCGATCTTATAAAACGGATTACGATGTGCTTTTTTAATAGCGTCAGATATTAAGTTTGAATAACTGCTTTCATCAAAATTATTATGATTATTTATCATCCATTCCACAGTATGTTTATAATTATCCTCGTCACTATAATTTAATGCATAAAGCTGATATCTAGTGATATAACCTATTTTTGCCACGACGGACTTTACATCATTATTTTTACAATAATACAACGCTTCTGCATATTTTTCTTCATTCAAAATCAACATCTAAATCACCGCCAATCTGTTGTGTATGTAAAGAAAATTTTTGCCCACAAAATTCAATATCTCCATTGTCGTCCTTAACTGGAAAGTGTATTACATATCCGTTGTTTTTTAGAACATTATTGAAAATTTGTTCTCCGGCAACATCCCATACAAATGTTTTATTTTTACTCGTTGTATAACACAAATCCACAACAATATTCGCTAGAACCTCAACATCAGGACACACTCTTGCACACTCGTCCATAAAAACGCCTTTTAAATGCATAACGTCAAATCCAACTTCATCATCACCACATTCATTCTGTTTTCTTTGTTTTAAAACCAGTTGCATGTTTTTATTATACACATCATACAACGACTTAATGGAGTCATATTCTACTTGGGTATAACCAACACCGCTCTTTAAAACAGAATGGTCGAACTTAACACTCGGTAATACGTCAGTGGTGTTAAATTCATCCTCGATTCTCCAACAAATGCGGTTCATAGTTCCTGGAGATCTGCTAATAGGCATATATTTCTCGTAATTATATATAAAAAGACTTTCTTCCTCGGTTTTATTTTCTGTCTCGTATAGTGCTTCCAGACTTTTGCCAAACCTAATTTTGCAGTTTGATCTAACAGCCTTCATGTATTTATCCAATTCGCTCTTTAACTGTGAATATCTATATATAAAAAACCAAGGCTTGATTTCGGCTGCTATATTTGTGTTTATTTGTTTTTCACAAATTGCAGCCTCATCATCTTCGTCTTCAATTTTAAACATCCTAGGATTCAGCCACTCCTTTGGAACCGGCTTTGCTACTACACCCTTAATACGATCTATAGCGTTCTGCTGATAGTTCATCATTGTGCTAATCCTGTAGGTTAACCGCTTATATTCTTCACTATCTGGATCAAATTGTTCTCGCAATGAAATCATATTCGTTGCTTTATTCGTAACACTTCCTATGGAGTCTCCAAATCCATTTATATCCGACCTAATATAATCTTCTTCCGTAGGAACAGTCTTCGGCACACTGTCCTGTAAGCACATCAGCGTTGTTTTATATTCAAAGCTATCCAAAAGAACCTTGTTATTCGTCGTAAAAAACGTATCTGCATCATAATCCGCACCATTACATCTAATGGCCGTCGTATCCCAACCATTAAGCATGCAACAGGTTGTTATATATTTAAACCATTTCTGGAGTTCTTCGTTGTTTGCAATCTTTAATTTGCATACATTTTCATGGCTTGTCATTGGGGCACGAAATGCTATCACTTCGGGAACATTTTTATCCGACCAGTATTTATGATAACACTCTCCTGCCTTCAACAAACCAGTAGCATCCATGCCAAACATGCTCTGAAGAAGGACATATGGATCACATCCAATAATAGCATAATCACCCTCAACATCCAAAACGCCTATTTTAGCAGAATTAATTCTTTTCTGTATCATTCGACTAACTTTGGATCGAACATATGGATCTTTAATGAGTTCTGGATTTGCCATAATTGCTTTACACATAGGGTCCATGTGGATTACACTTTTTTCATCAAGTCCAGTACCACACATATAAAGAATAAGTTTTGTCCAATCAAGTCCAAGACATTCTTTGATTTTTGTTACCGTTGGCTCAATCAACTCATCTATTTGCGCATCAGTAAACTTAAAATCCTGCAAATACTGATAATTTGTCGTATGTACATTACGAAGTTCGTGTGGCGCACTCTTAGCAATACAAAACTCATAGCCATTTTTTCTGCAGTTTGCAAGGTAATCATCACACCCGGCATACGAATTCCACAATTTAAGCATCGATATTGTAAGAATTACGTCCGCGTCTCTTACATCTCTTTCGTCTCCCCATGCGTCTTTAACAATATAAGTGTGCGCAATTTCTTCAGCAAATTGATGAAAATCAATGGTAAATACCATACCTTTCAAAAAAGCACACCGAACATTATATCCAGAAAGTGGCTCAGAACCTTCATTTAAGAACTCTGCCCACTTAGCACTCATTGCCGGTGAAATAAAACCCATGCCATCGCAAGTGTTAATTTTAATAGTTTTTTTAATATCATCAGTAACACTTGGCCAATCAGGATTGTCCTCATTTCCAGTATCTTTAACTTCTCGAACAACGGTCTCAAAGCTCGTTTCTGCATCATTAATAACAATAATTCTAGGCCATGGTACCTGAATGCTTGCCGAGCATGCCAAAGCAAAATATGCATTCAGTTTTGCGGGAATAAACTTATAATTCAATGGCATTCCATTATAGGTTACAACATCCTCGTTGTTCTTTGGCCCCTCATAGCGGCCATTATTTATCTTATCTATAAGCTTTCCATGAATGTTTTTATCAACGAACATAATTGTGCTTTTTTTGATAGACCCTGCGGTGCCAAGAAATCTTTTATATTCTACGGTTTCTTTCCGATACCCATAATCAATGGTAATCTTAAAACCATGTTTGCACGCATATTTGTAATCTTTAGGAGAATCCATCACAAGCATCATATAATGAGGTTGAAACTGCAACTCATACAATTCATCATATTTTTGACTGATTCTTCTTTTATTTTCCGGCGAGTTATCTTGTTTTTTCAAGTATTTAATTTCGCGTTTAATTTCCGAAGCTTTTAGATCTGCGTCCGGTTTACCAGTCAACTCCGGCATCCATCTTAATACTTGCGATGAACCAAGGCTAACAACAAGTTGCGACTGTGTTCTGATTTCGCTCAACTTTAATGTTAAATGCCAATTATTTTTTGATAAATATCCAGTGTTAATTTTTAACACAAAAGTTTGATTTTTTTGCGATTTCGCCATATTATCACCGCCATCTCTTGGTTATTATGAAATCTTTTCAATTAGCCACAGTCCAAAACAGAAAAGCGGCAGGACAATAAATGAACCATACATATTGACTTCCTCCCTAAATCATTTTGTAGTGTTACTATTATATCATAATTTTCAAAAAAGTCAATATGTAATGGTGTTTATTTTCAAAATATTTACAATTCTTCGTCTTCTGTGCCAATCAGATTTGTCAATTGCTTATCTGATAGCTGTTTCTTTTCTACGCTTCGAATAGTGATGGCGCGTCCTGGGGCCTCAAGCTGATACCCTGCTACACTGCCGTCCTCATATTCATATCTTACCATTGGAGTCCAGCCCTGTTTGAGCGCCTTGTTGAAATGAGATGGAACGACGCTATACATCCACCACTTCTTCTCAACATAATCATAATTTAATGCGGTTTCTTTCTCTGCAGAGCTCAGCCTGCCGCGCATTTTAACAACTTCCATTACCATCCTCCAAAAACTCGTCTTCTAACACCAGCACATTGCACTTTCCGGAGTGCGCAGTGCAGGCATCGATGGCAATAAACCCGTCCCCATGATAAACATCAAATCTCGCGTCATCTCCAAACTCGCTGCGGCCTTCTGTCTTTGCCCACCCTGTACTGGAATGCCAGTGGCCAAATACAATAGTTTTGCCGGTTTGATTGAGACCTTGCTCTGCCATATCAAACGGATTTCCCCACATGGCCGTGTCCCACTGTTTGCCGGTCGCCTCTCTCCAAAGAGGATCGAACACAAATTTTCTATCATTCGTGTAATGTGCGGGTAAATTGTCTTTTTTAATAAGTGGAATCCAGCTGTGCACAAAAATATGATTCTTTGTTTCGAAATAAGTCACCATATCGCGGCGATATTTCCTTGTTCTGTTGAGGGCGCGTTCACAACACAGATCAAACTCACTATCAAGATTATAATTTCCAACACACAACACGGTATCTAGTGTTCCATTGCTATTGTCATACCATCCAGGCGCACAACGATAGCACAATTCTTCGAACAACTGCATGTGATTGCCGCGAATAATAACCTTTCTTTCAAGGCCGCTAAAGAATTTCATAACGGCGATTGGATTTGGTCCGCGATCCCATTCGTCTCCGCAAGATATCAACCAGTGATCCGGATTATCTTTTTGAAATCCAGCGTCGTCAAGTGCCGCAATCATTTCGTCATAAAAACCATGCACATCTGAGACGCAAAACAACTTAGGCATTCATATCACTCCCTTTAATTTACAAAGTTTTCTGCATCCATTGTAATATACCAAATATTATTAGTATTTGAAAGTGCAGATTTCCAAGGGTGAACACACGTAAAATTATGCATCAGCTCGTCCGTAAGAAAACAATATTTAACACTATCATCAGGATTATACTGAAGAATACTAGCGGCAGATTTTACGGGGCACATCTCGTGCATTTCTGCCATCCATCTGTTATCAAAATGATTCTTAAATTTGTCGCTTCCAATATAGACGAGCTCATATCCTGCTTCCTTCGCCTCAATTGCACGATTAACAAGCCACTTAGTCTTGCCTTCTCCACGGTTTGCTCTAAAAATCTTTACGTTCATAATTAAGTCCTCCAATATACCCAATCGGGTGTAATTAATATAATTTAAAGTGTTTTATACCCTTTCAGGTATTGTTTCTGAAAGTATTTTCGACGTAATCTCTGTCCTGCGTAAAAATGGGGATCTCCTTATCCAGCTTCCATTCACCATCAACTCTACGGCAACACACACCACGCTTAAATTCTGTTGTCATATCATTAAAATTAATATTCTTCTGCATCATCAGCATTTCCTGAATGTCATTGCAAGACTTGCCTTGCAGCTCTTTATGCGAGAAATTGCACTGGCCGAGCATCTGAATAGCGTTACGAGTTGCATCCTGCTGACGCCAGATAAAACAGTTGGTAACTTCTTCTACCGGAATATTGAAGCAGCGGGAGTCGAACATTGCAATTCCAAATTTATTAAAAAGAGTTTCTGTATAACCCGCTGGCTCCTCCTTGGCAAAAGTAAATATGTCATGATAATATTTCTGGAAAAACTTATTAAATGCCATTGTTGCCATGCTTGCCGAAACGCTGCAGATCTTCTGCACATTGTTATCAAACCAAGCATCAGTGGTAAGAGTGTCGTAATCAGTAAGAAGCAGAGTGATCTCATCTGACTGAGTATAACCAAGCTTACAGCCCTGTATGTTCTCACACATATACTTCATAGTTGCATTCATAGTATCGTGCAAAAGCTCATCATAAGGTTTCTTAAACCCTTTGGTGAAAGTGTGAAATGCCTTACCATCAAGTCTAATAATCACGGGCATCCGACGCACAAGATAAGTCTTGGCGCGGTTCTCGTAGTTCTCTTTCATTCGGTCGCCAAGCGAATCATTCTTATTGCTCATTGTTCTATCTCCTTTATCATATCTTTTGCAACACTGTTTATCATATCTTCAGTTACGAAAAAATCATCCCACGGGAATTCAGGCTTTATTTTAATCGCAAGCAATCTCTCTTCAAAATCTTTGATTATCTCTTGCTTTGCACAATCGCACTCATAAATAAGGTTTTCTACCGTTTCCATAAGTTTGTTATTATGTGACTCCAGCCTCTCAATCTCTGCCTTTTGGCGGTTGGTAAGGTTTAAGGAGTGATAAGCTAAAAGATTTTGACACACAGTTAAAGGTGTTTCATACATTGGGCACTCGCTACATCTTTCGCCATGTTGCTTATTGTCTAACAAACAGCACTCCAGCGCTTTTACAATCTCATTATCTTTCATAGTTCTCCACACCTTCTATAATCCGTTTTATTGTCTCTGGCTGCGCCAATATACATCCGTTCGCAATAATAATATTTTCATAATCTGGAACTTCCTTATACCCATATCGCTTCAGCCACTTTTTGTTGATTCGCTTCTTACGATGCCTTCTGATCGGAATCTTTTTTATGACTGCGGTAGTTGCAATGAGTTTCATACCATAAAAGTAACTATTACCCTCAAACTGCTCAAAAACACTCATGTTTCCACTCCGTCCATCTTCGCGCCGCAGTTCGGGCAATAATTCGGCGGCGTTTTATCTCTCGCTTTTGTAGCGTATCCATCGTCACAGAACGGACAATCATAATGCCATCCGCCAAAAGAAAAGTGTTCCACCCACGCCCCGTGCATTACCTCCACCACATCGGCAGCGGGGGCATGGTCTACTTCGTAATAAACATTACCTTTGCCATCGTGCCAACATGAGTGCCCGTCATTCTTCAAAGCGTTACGCTCGATATATTCCTTTTTAGCCATTGTCAGATTCTCCATCCATTTTAGCACCACAGTACCAGCAATATCTGCCCTTAATGGCGGTGTGATGGTTCTCGTCTTTTCCGCAATTAGAACAAGTAAAATACTTGCCAACAACATTGCGCTTCTCAATCCATTTCGCATGTACAACCACCGCCACATCGGCTTTACCACCAAACGGAATTCCGGCATCCTTCAGCTGCTCCATCGCCACATCCCGTTCCCATTTAACCTGTTCATATGCTGCTTTTGAAACTATGTCGGCCTCGTCTTTATAAGCAGTACATTCAACAATAGGATTCTTGTGCGGGGTTACAAGCTTTTGGCAGTTATTCTTATATAAACAACTGTCACATTTCCATTCCTCAGCCATTACTTTTCACCCTTCCACCACTTCTTGAAGTCAAATATATTACTATAACTAACCAAATAAATACCGCTTGTACACTTATCATTCAGCATTCCAAATACATCATTCATATGCTCAGAATCTTTAAACACGCAAACAACATATGTGCTAATATCAAAATGGCTTTCATACATTTTTTCGATTTTTGCATCATTGTCCAATAGAATCTTCACAACCTTAGAATGACAATAACTGCTATATTTAAATTTTGCTTTAACCATATACTATCACCAATCACTTTGTACTGTTAATAGGACACGTAGTAATGCCGCGCTCTTTTAGATACTGAATACACTTTTCTGCAGGAAACTGCTTCATAATATACCACAAACTCGCATCCTTATTTTCAGTATATACTCGTTTATATGTAAATGTCTCAAAATCCTTCTGACTGAACGCATCATAGGGTCCATAATATGAGTCTACATTACTACAAGTGAAATACGGAATTTTCCTAACCAATGTTTTCTCTAGATAAAAACCACATAGATTCTTAACCTTCAGGTAATCCATAACATCCTGCCAGCTCCAGGAATCGAAGATAATTTCTTCATTAGGTAATCCATCTCGGTCTTCCATAAGTTCCCCTGTACCGCCGACTTTAATCCAATCGCCTGTGTTATTGAGTCGATAATAATAAGTTGTCTCATATACTTTAAGCATGTTTAGTCCTCCTTGTTGAATATTTTTTCTAACCAATATACTTCGTTCTGAAGAAATCCCTTCATGCGTCTCCGAGGAAACATTGCCTTAATGCACGTAGTTCCAAATCCGCATTTTGTGCCGCCATCATATACCAGCCAAACTTGACCGTGCCACACATTGACTTTGTCTTTGAAGAAATTTTTTAGCGTGCGCTGTTCATATGTCCAAAATGGAGAGCGATGATATTCGATTATATAATTTCGTCCGCTCTGTGCTTTAAGTTTGATCGTTTTAGCACGATAAACGAATCTATAAAAGGCGTTGGTTAGTTTTTCCATTTTGTGTCTCCACGATCCACTTGTTATAAGCCTCGACAAATAATTCTTTGGTTAGTAAGCAGTGATATGCAGAAGCAACGCCTTCTTGTGTATATTCGTGAAATGGAACATATATCCCATTGTCATCAACATAAGAGTTATTTTTAACATATTTTACATCGATAAATCCATCCATAACTTCCATGCCGCACCTCACAGGCTGTCTTTATACTCAGTGAAGTACCAAACAAGCTCATCTGCAAAAGCAGTAGCAGCACTCCATGCGGTTTCTTTTGTGTCAAAATGAATAGAGCCAAGACTTTTGTGAATTTGATTGTCGCTCACGTAAATTTCCTCATCCTTATGGTCATAATATATGTAATATTTGTTTTGACCACTATTGGTCCAATTGAGAGGGCTTGCTCTATGCTCTACGGCAAACCTTCTCATCTTGCGCATTAGCTTGTCGGCACGAGCATTGTTTTCGGCAACAGTTTTATCGGAATAATAGTTTGCGTTCTTATATGAACTATCGTCATCCTTACAATAACGATCCTCAACAGGTTCTACAGACCCGTCATACTCTTCGTAATAATAGTAAGATGAATTTTCAACCCTCTCGTACCCAGTCTTCTTCTGACTAGACATAACTTTCTCAAGATCCTCTTCTGAGATATCTGCTTCGACCTCGATGTTATTAAGAAATAGCTTTACTTTCATTTTATTTCTCCTTACTTTAACTTTCTGCCGCAATTCCGGCAATAATTGTCACCAAGAGACTCCCAACCCGTCATAACGCCATCCTTAAGCGATTCGCAATCTTCACAGTGCGAGTGAGGCATTTTACTATCTACCTGTCCGTAGTAGCAGTTATCGCAACCCTGGTGGCCATCACAGAGATGGCAAATCTTCGCTGCCTTCTTACGAACCTCAGGATAGAAGTCGCACTTAGTTTCATCACCACCGCAACCACACACATCTCTTTCTTTAGTACCATTGCAAATGCCTACGTCAACATCGTGTCCAATAGGCTGGCCAGTAAGTTGATGATAAGTATATCGTCTTCGTTTAATTACTTCATAACGGTCGCACTTTTTCATAAATGCCTCCAAATCATTCTGTGGTGTAATTAGTATAGCATAGTTGATAATCATTGTCAATAGATGTGTAAAAATGTTTACAATTGGTTTACAATTTTTCTGCTAAATAATGCGCGATTTTGAGGATGTTTTATGTTGGAGGACCAGTTGGTAGGGTATTGGTGGGTTATATTGAGATTTGCTTAAGTAGTTGCGAGTTTTTGAGATAAAAATAAGGTTTATTTCACTTATCTCTTTCTCCTCGAACAATTAGGGTTGAAATTTCTCCGTTCACAAATACTTTTCCTGCCAGATGCTTCGATCCAGAAGATATTTCAACAATATTGTCTTCTTTGTCATAAATCAAGTCAGATTTTTCGACCATTATAACAACATTCTGCTTGCTATGATCAAATGTAATTACTGCCATGTTAGTTCTCCTTGCCCAGAATATACTGTCTTAATTCCCCAAAGCGAATACAACGAATCATCTCATTAGGTCTCGTTGCTATGGTATTCATACACTTGCCGCAAGAATTACACGTAAAACAACCTACTGGTACCAAAGTATTTGGCTGCGGTTCGGACTTTCGTACCGTGTTAATCTTATATTTTTCATCGGACTTCTGGTTACTTTCGTAAATTTCCAGCATCTGTTCAGCAAGATCTCGGTCTGTTACGACCGTAAGCACTTGTTCTTGGAAGACGCCGATGCGCGGAGTATGTTTTTCTTCTTTACATTTTACAATTTCATAAAGTTCCATGTTAGTTCTCCTTGTAATCAAATTCTTCTAGAATGTCATCGATAAGACTCTTAATTTCTTCTGGTGCGTCGGCATACTTTTTTTGTGAGGCAAGAATCATCAGCAGATCCTTTTTAGTAAACGAGCCATCATCCCGCATTCCCTTAATCATAACCTTCAATTGGTTGATTGCTCCAAGATAATATATGGATTGATAACCTCTTTCATCCCACAGCTTACGATATATGTTATTCAAAATTGCGTCCGATGCAAGATCTGATTTTGTTTTTTTAATAAAATTATATTTATAAAAGTCATCCAGCATGTTGGTTCTCCTTTTTCTTATTACAGTGTGGACAGTTCATGATTGCCACCACCGCTTCTTTTCTTGTTTATTATACTCTCTAATGCATATATCAACAGTGATTGCAAACCCGCAAACAGGACATTTAATCTGCTTGAAATGCTCTGTTCTATCCGTATAAATATCTGAGTATTCGTATATGTCATTCAATTCATATTCAAGCTTGGAGTCACAAAACTCACAGGTGGCGGTTTTAGGGTAACCTTCGCCGTATTTTAGAATTTTCATTTGATTATTCATCTCCTAACAAATACTTCTGAAACCCATAGCTGTTATGTGGTATTTTCAAAGTATCAAGCATGCGTAGCTGTTCGTCGGTCATATGCTTCTTTCGTCCCATAGCTATTGCATACTGTCCGCCATGGAATGGATCACAATAAATACACAACCAACCCTTATCGTACAAATACTCTTGTGGACGATCAATCTTTTCAAGTTTGCCAACGATCTCTCTCTCAAGAGTAGAATGCCCAAAATACTCACAATGGAAGTATCTACCGTCTGGACTAATATAACCATACTTGCTATCAGATGGTTTTGACTCTCTTTTCAGTTTTGGTTCTTTGTAATAGGCATCCGGGCTATTAATATTATTGATTTCGTCCCAAAATGTATATACGCTTACATGTTTGTCGCCTTTATGGTATTTGCTATCAATCCAGTGGCAAAGTGTCATTTTAGAAATGAATATTGCTCCTGGATGTACTCGCTTTTCGAGGAGTAATTTTTCAAGCAACGAGCCATATTGGGATTCTGGAATAATCTCGAATGATTTGCGACCCTTATGGACCCAACCTACGAAAAGAGATGGTCTTTCTTTTTGTTTCATTTGACATACTCCTTAGATTGTAAATTCTTTACCACAGTTCAAACACTGGCAATGAGTTGTCCTTGTGTTGCGATCCGGGTTAATGTTTACACCGTCCTTGTAAATAGGCGGATAGTAGACACAGGTTGAATTGCTATACAGTACCGTGTAGTAACTTTCTCCGCAGTAAGGACACTTGACGTCTGGAGTAGTACATGTTGTTACGGATTCGGTCGCAACAGTTAGATCTTCGGCAGTACATAAGCCTGTGACGAAGGTGCAATTTTCTATTGGTATAGTTGCATTTGGTTTTGGCATGAGATCAGATGCATTGAGAAAATCAATGATCTCGTTGACTTTGACGGTAATATCTCTGATACCAATTAGTTCTGCATATGTACCGTCAGCGGATGTGCGATATTCGTTAAGTTTTTCAATCATTTTGTATTCTCCAATCCATAAGTATCTTTAGTATCAAGAGGTGGCAGATTTCCAGACTTAATGTCATCTATAAACTTATGCGCACGACTCTTTGATGTTGGAATAGATACAGGCTCGCCACCGATCTTCTTATCACATTTCTTATCCCACTTGGAGCACCAGCCGCAGGGTGTTTCGTAAAGACAAGAATTCTTTTCAGACTGAACGCTTGAACCTGTATTCGGAGGATTAGCTTTTGCTACGGTAGCAGGCGGGATATAGTTTGGATTTGGTTTTATTGCCGGAGGCGGAGTCGGGCATCTGTATTCAGGTGTTTGAACCCCTGTTTTCTTTTTGTGTTTAAACATCGTGTCAATTCTCCTCATCAAAAAATGCTTCTAGAAGTCCCAAAATTTTTCCAACCCAGAACGCGCCGAACACCGTCCACCAGATTGGGTTTGCGAGATTATAGTCTTCGATCCACAATATGGGAATGATAGGTACAAAGATTGAGATTAAAAGTCTTATGTGTTTCATTAGTTCTTCCTCCTACAACCGTGTTCGATAAGTTCTTTGGTGAGTTTTTCTTTTTTTATTCTAAGTTCCTCAAGTCTTACAATTCCACAAATACTTGTATTTAGGGCGGCAAGTTTATCATATCTTTCTAAAAGGTCTAATACTCTATCAAGTCTCGTCATCGCTCTTTCTCCTTTACTGTATAAATCTTGCCTTCTTGGTCTAGGATCTCATAATGATCAACAAACTCAGACATTAATACAGAGTCGTCAAATATTACTTTATATTTAACATAATCAACACTATGTTCATTCGGAGTTACAGCAAGTATAGCAATAACAATGCAACAAACCATAAGTGTTACCCATAAAATAGTTGGAATCAACTTTTGGTTACTAATGCTTAAGCTCATCAATCCTACTAAGATGATTGATAACAATAGAGTTATAACACACCACTCTGGAAGAATAGTATTATAAATTGTTTCAGAACTTAAAATTTCTACGCCGTTCATTTGTTTAGTTCCTTTCTTACCACATAGGTTTATGGCCTTCAAACAAAACAATAGCTCCGTGCTGATCGTTGTTGGTAGATAAAGAAATTATTGTTAAATTGTTTCTTTTGGTGTATTCATTAATTCCATCAACAAGGTCTGAGGTGTTGTATTCATAAAACCATCTTAGAAATCTATTATTCATTTGTTTGTCTCCTTAAGCATTTTCGCTCCACAACATGGGCAGTATGGAGTATTATTCCAACGCTCTACTTCATAGTGACATCTTGAGCACTCCCACTCTGCTGGATCTGAGTCTAGCCACTTTCCGTACTTTACAGGTTGTACGTCCGCATTAGGAAGATCTTTAAGACTGTATACAAAAGCTTCTATCACGAGTCTATGTAGTGGGGCAAAGTGACTTTTAATCTTTGCTGCATGCTCAATGATGGTTTCTCTTTCAATATATTCCTTTTTCATTAGACTATCTCCTTCCAACCATTTTTGTATATTTATATCTTAAACTTAGATTGAAGAACCTCTGAGACAGACTGTGCAATAACATCAGAAATAACTGCTTCTACTTTCGGTTTAGCAACATTAGCAATATAAGAGCTTAGAGATAGTCCATTAATCTTAGAAGCATTGTCATAACGCTTTTCTTGAAGCACGATATCAATTTTTTTATCTACATATTTTTTAATGGCTTCCGTTACTTTATCGTTTGCACAAGAGTCAAGAATACTTTCAATATACTCATCCACAGCAAGTTGAATTTTCTTCTCAAACTCTTCATCTGAGATATTTAAATTAATAATCATTCTAGGTTCCGTTCTTTTCATTTGATTTCCCTCCAATTGTTTCTTTCAATAATTCTTCTCATATTCTCTACACCAACAGCGTTCATGCTATGGATGCGGATAGGGTAGTTGCGTCCGGTTTCTTCGAGCCAATCGAGGAGTTTAATGTAGTCGCCACCATCAGAGGCGTAGTCACCAGCGTCGTGGTCGAGATCAATGATTTCAATGCCATCCCTTTTTTCAAAATACTCAATTGCTCGTTTTGCTTGATTTGTGGTAAATGTTCTCAGATATCCTTTGGGTGCAGGTCTTACATCATCAATCCATAATTTCATGATTATTCTCCTTTAATTCATCAACGACTATAACGCCGTTCTTAATAAGATATTCAGCAAGGATCTCTGCTTCTTGCTCTGTGAAGTACATAACGTGGGCAACACCTTCCCAGTAGAAGTTGTTTAAGATTTCTATGAGTTCATTACGTCGTTTAGTGTTCATAATACTCCTTTACAACATTGCATTTGTTGTCAAGCAAACGAATACTGATCAACTCGGCATTTTTATCCATCCATCTATACGGCTTTTCAACAAAGAAGCTTTTCATACGCGGGATAATGATGCTTTCCCAGTATTCGTTTAGCGGTTTTGCAAGCTGAACACGAAGGATCTCTCTCTTCTCTTTATGCATAGCACCCCAATCAATCTGGTAGAATGTCAACTGCTCCCAGTCGTCGCACATCTGAAATGTTTCAAAAAGGTAATCTCGGAACAATTCGTAGGATTCAAAAGCTTCTTCAAAGCTGATTGGATCTTTATTAAATACTTCATCCCAAAACATAGCACGTTCTTCATCGGAATGGTCGATGCTCATTTGAACATCATCTAGAATGCCCATGGAGTAACCAATGAACTCCCGCTCGAAGTTACCCCAGTATGAATTACACTCGATCTCAAGGGTGTAGGGGATGCGAGGGTGACTACGGCGCATGTTATTCAAGCGTCTGCGAAGATCTGGTGCAATGTCATTATCATCATATACGCTTGAATCAATTCTAAAACGATCTCTCCAAAATTGATGATACTTATATACCATGGCTAATTCTCCTTAGTCTTCAATTTCTGCGCTATCTAGTTGAACGGTAAGGCAACGAGGGCAAGCATATAAGTTTACAGCTCTCAGATCGTTGCATGGTTCTTCCCGGATGAGATTTTTATCAAGCAGTTCGATAAATGGTTTGTTGCCGTTGTCTGCTGGACCAAGAACGATTACTTCGCCAAACTCATCGGTTTCATATGTATAATGACATGAGTGACAGATCTGAACCTGACGTTTTCCATTATCTTGAGTAAATTCAATCATAGTTAAAACTCCTCGAAATCAAAACTTAAAGCCTGGGCCAGTGTCTTCGGATGGTGGTTGCCTAAGATGCAGGTGCTATCGCAGCATTTGCATTTGACCTCAAAACCGTATTCGTCATGCACCAGGTAACTGTTCTTCTCGTTGTGGTTAAGCATGCAGCATAAGTAGTGTTCACCTTTTCGTCTGCCGCATGGGATCGTGCGCTTGATTTTGAACAGCTTGAATAGGAGCCAGTGCAGTTTTGCAAAGGCCGCATCATTGCGGTAGATTTTAATAAAGCCAAGATTCATAGTGTGCTCTCCTTAAATTTCATCGTCGTCAATGTTGATCAGTGCTCGCTGCACAGTACGCATGCTGCAGCCAAGGTTGTCGGCAATGTCCTGATCTGAGAGACCTTTGTTATGCAGGGCGACAATATCATCACGGTTATACCTTGTTGGGCGGCCACCTTGTCTTCCGTTTTCCACCGAGGCTTGTCGTCGTCGCTTGGCAGAGATAATCAGATCGCGGCACATACCATTTACCATATTGATGATTTTCTGATCGTCTGTGTCGAAATCTTTGCTTGTGCCGTAGTTGATGATTTGCCAGGCCACTTCTTTGGCAACGTCTTCGCCGCATAGTTCTTTTAGTCCGTTTAAGTGTTCTTTCCAGCTTCCATAAAACACGAAGTTTTCATACTGGAGCATACGCATCACTCCAATCATTTTGTTTTGTGATAATATGATACGACATAACCTAGGTTTTGTCAATAGGTTATTTCAAACGTTTACAAGTTGTTTACAAATGCTCGGACAAAACCTATGACAAAACTCAAATGTCGTAGTTATGTCGCAGTTTTGTCAAGCGGCATAGGAAAAACCTAGTCGGCAAAACCCAGACAAAACCTAGACGTAACCTTGATATAGATATAGATAAAGATATAGATATATATTATGAATAAATACATAATATATTGGGGTTATGTCGCGGGGTTGGGGCATAGGAGAGAAGGCAAGGGGAAGTAGGAGGGCAAAGAAAAGTGAGTTGGGGACATTTGGGCCTCGGATCTGGGGACAGGGGTTTGGGATTGGAGCTTTGATTTAAAACAAAAAGGATAGGGGGTTAGGTTTGAGGAGATGGGACTTGGATTGGACTCAAACGGCGTCCGCCTTGCATCATCGCACCTGCGGTGCTTCTGATCTTCGTCGCAGCGAGCTGCTCCTCAAAAATAAATTTATTATATGTGCCGGGGATCTGGGATAGGGGAGGGAGTCATTGGTTTTGGTTAAAAGTACCCCCTGGTAATGGTGGAGGAATAGGTTTTCCTTTGTGGATTCAGGAGTTGGATACTGGATATTTGGGTGCTGGTACTGGAGGCCGTAGAGTTGGGTTGAGATCAGGGAAAGGCGTTTGGTTTTGGGTATTGGGCCGGTTTGTTGAGGGTGAATGAGGGTGGTTTTTTGGAAACGATAACACGGATGGGATTTTCGGAAGGCTAAACGATTAGGTTTTTGGCTGTTGAAAAGTATTGTGGAAAAGTGATAAGGGAGTAGGGTTTTGCTGGGTGGATTGGCTGTGGAAAAGTGGAGTTTGGATTATATTTTAATATAAAAGAAAGGAAATGGGAGGGGGGTTGTACTATTTTGGCGTGGGTGGTGAGTTTGTAATAAGCGGTCAGAACGTGCTTTGTGGAGAAGTTATTGGGTGTTTATTGGACATGTTTATGGGTGTTGGTACGTTGAATTTTGAGGAGGATTTTAGAAAATATTTTCCGTACTATTTAATTGATTTTTGAGTCAGTTTCTAGAAAGACCACGTTGGGGACAAACCTCAAAAAAGCTTACTGGATGCGGTTAAAACCACCCCCACCACTTTACCGGACTAAAGTACGGAAAATTTGACTTTTTCAAAATTTTTCGGCAGGTTTGAGGTGTATAGTTATCTCACCGAGGAGCCAACGAGCATCCCGGATAAAAAATATTATGCCGAAAGGCGAAAAGGAGGACATATTTATGTCTAAAATTACTAATGCAATGATTCTGGAAGCACTCAACTCTATCAATGGCAAATTGGATGCTATCGACAAGCGAGTTACCACTCTTGAGAGTGGTAAATCGAAGCCCACTACCTCCGGTAAAGGCACTTCAAAAGTAGCCAAAGGCTACTCCACCGACATCAAGGACTATGAACCTAAGAAGTCTGCCGATGGTCACTACAACTGGAGTTCCTACAAGGCAAAGAGAACCGACTACTGCTACGCAGTAGCCACCAAGGGAGAAGCACTGGGTTGCTACAAGGACGGCAAAAAAGTCGTAGACTTTTCCGACATTGAGGCTGACTTCAATAAGGCAAAGGCTGAGTTCGGTAAGAAGTACAAGTACATCAAGGTTTCCGACAGATAAGCCAAGCACCAACCCAAAGCCCTCCGACTTCGGTCGGGGGGCTTATTTTTTTTGCCTTTATGAGAACCCCAAAATACCAAATCCTCTTGCCTTATATAAAATCCATAGGGTGAGAGGTCTTTTTATACTCAAACCAATACAGGGTATAAAAGGCTTTTATCACAATTCGCCGACCTACGGCAAGGGCACCAGCCCAGAAAGGAGAACAACCATGTTAAGAAAAACAACAAACCCCAACAGAGAGGTATACAAGCAGTATGCCGAAACCCAAATGACACTTGAAGAAGTCCTCTCCACATTCAAGGACTACACCATTTACAGTGTCCTCGACAACACCAGCCTTTACATCGTTGCCGACGGCAAATCCGTCCTGCTCTTTGACTACATTGGCTATGAGGATGATGAGTGTGTTCCAGACCTCTATGAGGCATACCCAATTCCTTATGAAGACTTCGACGATATAGCAGACCGCTATCTCGATGACTGCTGCAAAATAACCAAATTGAATTAAGGAGTGATAATCATGTTAACCAAAATCAATCTGTTCTTCCAAATCCACAAGTTCTACAAACTGTTCGGCACCGAAGTCGGAGCCAACTTCATCACCAAACTGTCCGATGTAACCAGCGACAACCTCTACGATGTACTGTTCGACATCAATGAGGTGCTCAATGCCAACTCCCTCTACTTCAATGAAGATGTCTATGAGATGGACGCTTGGCTTATGAAACTCAAAGCCCAAATCAACGACTTCCGTAAGAGTACCGGCAAAAGCAACATCAAAAAGGTTGTGCTCCGAGTACTTATAGCCGTTGCTTGTGTCTTTACTGCTTGGTTTGCTTTAAGTTGTGCAGAGGTACTCACCAAAAACCTCTCTGACTACAACCTCTTTGCGGTGATTGCCGATGAACGCAAGACTTATGGCACATACTACGCTGATGGTACAGTAGTCACCATAGATGGACACATCTGGGACTGCCACAGAACAGACCTTGAGGACAGCACACCTGTTAAGGTCTACTTTAGCCACAACGACACCGATGATGTGACAGACGACATCATATCCCGAATCAAGGAGGTTCAATAACCATGAAAACACTAATCACCAAATCCCAAGCCTTTATGCACTGCGTTTACAATGATCCTGCCGACTATATCGATGAACAATGGATGGCTGACACCGACAACATCCAAACCCTCATAACCCTGCTTCGCCTCAACATTGCCGATGACCTACAAGCCTTGGCTCACGGTATACAAGATGCACAAGAGGAGTTCGGCATTGACAGTAACACAGAGTTTGACTTTGCACTGCTTCTCGACCTTAAAGCCCTATTGAAGGAGGTGAGCCATAATGTACAGACAGTATGAAGACCCTTACAAACTCGAAAAGCGTCTCGCTGAACTAAAAGCCGAAGCCAAAGAGCGTCCCGACGATGAAGACTTGGCACTGGACATTCACGAACTTGAAGAACGCATAAACTTCGCTTGGCAGGACGACGAGTACGACTGCGACGGCTATTAAACCTACAAGTCAAGGGCTGAACACCGACGAACCGTTGGTGAGTCAGCCTTTTGTTGTGGGCTTAAACAGCACCACAAAAATATTATATAGCCCAAGTCATACACCCCGAAAGGGTTGGGCAGAAGGAGGAAAGTTATGGCAAGAGTATCCGCAAGAGCAAAAGGTTATCAGAAAGGCAAAGCCGAAAAGGGTTACTGGGGTGATGAGCACCTCAAGGACATCCTGTGGGACATCTACTGCACCCACAAATCATGGGGAGACGAGTGGTACAGCAAGGCAAGAGTTGGTGCATATGAATCCGCCAAAGTTCTGCTGGCTCTCAACGGCAAAGGCGAATACCGCAACAAGGCACTCGACATTATTGACGAACTTATGGAAAGAGGTGATGACTAATGAAACACTACCAAGCCGACGAGTTCCTGTATGACACACTGCCCGACACCAAGACTGATGCCATTGAGAAAAAGGTGTCACTGCTCTATGACTTCTGCGTGCTGACAAAGCACAAGGGCAAACCCGATGCCCGTGAACAGGCTGTGCGTGAACTGCTGGCACAGTATAGCACCGAACAGCAGATGTCCAGTGTACTGCACCCTGTCCTCGTAGGTGATAGCACGCTCAATAAAACTCTTCAAAAAGGAGGTGTTATGTAATGCGTAGACTCTTCATTATACTGCTCATCCTCATATCCATAGTCATAGTGGCTGTGGGTTGCCACAACATCCGTGCCGATGCCCAGCGACAGAATGATTGGCAAAATAACAGACAGGTTATCACCGTGGTCATCAACTACGGTGATTCCATTGATGGCTACTGGGCAGAATACGCACCGTCGTGGATGGGACGGGAACAGTACCGCCGTGAAATAAAGCAACTCAACAACCTGCAAAATGCAATGCTTTATGCCGGAGACGAAATCAAACTCTATGTGGAAGGAGGAAATCAATGAAAATCATAAACACAAATCACAGTGGAACCAAATTATTCTGCGTCCTTTTGGGCACGGGATTCTTTTGGCTGGAGGAATTTGGTGTCTATGCCGACTGCGAGCAGGATGCGGTCGATGCCATTGCCGACTATGTGCAGTGGAAGATGCCTAATCTCTGTGCCGACCATTATGAAATTGCCGACCTGTGCGACAGCAATCAAACTGTGGCGGAATATGCCGAAGCAAACGGTTTAACCTGTGCAGGAAATTGCGGCGTATACTTAAAAGTGGAGGGAATCAATGAAGTGGTTTGATAAACTCTTCCCCAAGGAAGAACCGAAAGGATATCATGTGTCAACATATAGAACCGAGGATTTGAAATATCCCTGTTACGGCGAGTATTCATACGATATAACCGTAATCAAGGAATTCGTCGCAGAATATTGCCAAGCAGGATTTACCTGCAAGGTCTACGATTACGAATCCAATAGACAAGGAATCATCCTATCCAGCAAATTTGACGATTCCGTGGATGTATTCGAACAAATTGAATGGAGTAAATTAAAATGAGCAAATTGCTTTATAATGGGAAAGTTAAATTCGATGATTTCCAGTTGTACCGAGAATCCAATAATAGCGGTGGATGTGAATATGGCTATCCGCAGGATAAGACAACCATTGAAGAATGGGAAGAAGTCAATGTCTATATCTGCCCTCATTGCATTAAGAAGTACGGATTGTATGAGGAAACCGAAACAAGCGAAGCCGAAATTGACGAAGTGTTAAAAGCACAGGCGGAGGGAAATTATCTCTATTACGATCTGACTTGTGGCGTTGACGGTTGCCAAAACACAGATTCATTTGATGGTTGGTTGTCTATTAAGAAAAGCAAATTAGTAGACTAACCGAATCACCGCAAACCAAAGAAAAAAAATACGGCGGACACCGCCAGAAAAGAGGAAAGAATTATGACTATCATCACCAAAAAGACGAGCACCATCACTGTTGAGGGAACCCACATCAAAAAGAACTGCAAGCCTGTTCTCTGCATTACCACGGGAACAATCTATTCCAGCGTATCTGATGCAGCATATATCAACGGAGCAACTTTGACCAACATGAGTGCCCATCTGAACGGCAAAAGTAACACCTGCAAAGGAAAGAAATTCTGCCTCGTCTCCAATATGGCTGAATATGCTGATGAAATTGCACAGAGCATTTGCACCAAACAGGCGAAAGCAATGAAGTATGATGCCATCGTAGAAGAATATCGTCGTGTAGAAAGGGCAAATGAAAACCTGCGTCGTCGCCGTGAAGCCTGCGAAAAACTGCGTGAGCAATACAAAGCAGAAATGCAGGCTCTTGCCGAGGCAGAAGCCGAAGTCAAAGCATTGGGAGGGAATTAAAATGCATCCAAAATCATTCACATTCAACTTCAAGGGCGGAGAAATCACAGTATCCGCCCTCAGTTATGCCCAAGCAAAAATCCTTGCCCAAGCCGAAGCAATTAAGCGTGGCTGGGATTATGAAGTGCTGGACGATTATAGCAATCTGCCCCGAACCTACGCAGAAATTGAGTACACTGCCGAGCGACTGGAATCAGATCCAATAGCAATCGAAGGTGCAAAGTGGGACGATATGAATTATCGTCACTATATGGAGCGATAAGGAGGAACTGAAATGAAACGCATCAAGCAAATAACCAAAGAAGCATACGACCTCGCCATTGAAGATGGTTGGGACGAGTTTGAAGCCAATCACGGATATGGCATATTCGATGGTGAATACCCAACTCACTACGGAATGATTGACGGTCAGCACATCGAGCGAATTGACATTATGGCAAGTTGGGCATCTGATATTACAGCGGCTCAACACGCAGAGAAGCACGAAGGAATCAAGATTATCCGAGACATTCCCAATTTGTACAAGGTATTCCTTGATACTCCCGAAAACCGAGCCAATATTATGAAGCAAATAGAGGAGGCAAAGAAAAGCAAATGGTAAAGCATTATGAACTGTATGTAGGCAAAAGAGCCTATATTCCACAGGGCAAAAGAATCATCTACGCTGAATGGGACGGAACGAAATGGATTAAACTTCCGTGGAATGCGAGGAGGTAAATAAAAATGATGGAGCAGAGAACGCTTAATATCATCCACATCTGCAAAGGCAACACAAAATATTGGAATGGTGTGAGAAAAGACCACGATCTGTATGATGCCATTCGCAATTATATGGCGGAGGAGTGTATGTATAAGGGTGAATGGTATACGGACGGTGATATTTCAAACCTTCTGTATGAGGCAATGAAGGATTATCTCGACCATTGTGATAAGCCAAGCTTCTTTATGTGGTGTTTGAAAGATGTGATGGATAGATGGGGGTACGATATTTACTACTCAATTGCCATTGTGTTTAATGCCCATACTCAGGTTAAAGATAACAACGGCAATTACATCAACGGCTTTGACGACAGACTTCACAAACTTGATAAGGAGCAGAAGAAATGAAGCAGGTTATGTTTTATGACAAAGAGAACGATATGAAGCACGGTGGCATTCTTACAGATGATGGAAACATTATCTGTGGTTGTTGCGGAGGCATAATTCCGAGCGACGAAATTGGAGAAGAACACGACCACCAAATCTTGAAAGTATTTGACTTTTGGGTAAATTTGGACGAAGAAATCTGTGGTGATGATTATTATGAGGAGGATGAAGACGATGAATGACAAACAACTCGAACAAGCAAAGAAACAACTCCAAGAGGAAATGAGCGCTCTCGGATACGGTTGGATTGACGGCAAGTACATCAAACCGCCCAAGGAATACGAACTTCGCAACGAAGAAATATCCTGCATCGAAATGATTAACTCAATTCTCGCATATAGTTGCTCCGGTTATACAGAGGCAGAAAAGGTAATGCGACATGAGGAATCAGCATATCATAATTACCTTGCCGATTATGTAACTCTGTTAGGCAGAAACAAAGTCGTTACCCTCATACAAGGACAGATCGATTCAATTTCTGGTGTGAAGTGCGGCGTTCATACTGATAGCGAGGGAGTTTCGTACAACTCAATTGTTTGGAAGGAGGAATCAATATGAAACTACACTACAAAATGTCAAAGCAGGAATGGAAAGACCTGCTCATCTATCTTCAAACCATCCCAAATGTACGCCTTACTCACTACGCCGAAACCGACAATGACGGCTACTTCGTAGATTTCTGTTATGCCACATTTGAGTATAATGGCAACTTCTACTACATTGAGGACGGAAGATATAGTTTGACTGACTTCAGCATATGCAGATATTTGAAAACGTCTCCTTATGAAAAACAGCAGAACTCGTATTCCGTTTATATTCATTCAACCGAGCAATTGCTTGAATATATAAACACCGATGGCAGAATGGGTGTGCTCAGTGATACACATAAACAGAGGATTTTCTTGACGAGCAACCTCTACACTCTGCGAGATGGAAAAACCGACTTGTGGCGTTTGAAAAATGAGCTTGCAGGAAACAGAGAGAAAGCAATCCTCGACAACCTTGACTGCATCACTACAATTCAAAATACTCACGATTATCTTGTACTTCGCTTCCACTCCAAAGATGGAAACTGGTTCGACTATGAAACTAAATCCCGTAGAATTACGGGTTAAAGGAGAAAGAATTATGACACAGAAAGAACTTGCAATCCAGTGTATGCAGAAACTCAGCATCTATAAACCCTACATCAAGAAATTCGAAAAAGACGGCACAGTAACCCTGTTCGAGAGATTTGCAGGATATTACATCACGGATGACCAAGAACCCGAACTGCTGAAGAAAATCAAGGAATTTGAGGCAAGAACAGGCTCTCTTGTGTATGCCGTGACCCACGAAATGTTTGAGTTCGGCGAATGTTACAGTTTTCTCTGCGTATCCAAATACGAGGAAGATTGGCAATTCACCATCGAGGATGGAATCTACGGCTCATATGTGTGGTCGTATGTATGGAACAAAAACATTGAGGAATTCAGCGAATACGGAACCATTGCCGTCAAGTCTTTGGGTGGCGGTATCGCCAGAGTTTCTTAAATAGCAGAAAGGAAAAATGTTATGGAACATTATGTAGTAGTTCTTGATTGGGCAAACAATGATGCGGAGGCAGTAGCAATTCTCGGAGTTGCGCACACTCTTGATGATGCAAAAGCAATTTTTGCAGAGCATGTTGCAGAAGAAAAAGAACTTGCCAAAAACAACGGATGGGAAGTTGAAAGCGACACCGATGTGCAATTCGAAGCATATGAGAATGGATATTATGCCGTTGCTCATACAGTACTTTGGATTCAGGCGGTATACAATTAACAAGTCAGAATCATTATTAAAGGAGGAACTGGTATGGTAACACCACTCGAAAAAATCCAGAAGAAAATTGACAAATGCAATCACAAAAACGGTTGCGACAGCAAATGCTCACTTGAAGCGCAAAAGACCTGCTCTCTGCTCTTGGCTCACGCTGAAAGATGCAATAAGTGCAGGGAAATGAATCTGCCGATTTGGTACTGGTAAGGAGCGAAAAATGTACTATTGGCTTGTATATAAACCACAAAATGGCAAACGCCTATATGTTGCCGGAACGGATGAATATGGCTATCCAACTCACACCGAGGATGAATCAGAAGCATATAAGTTTTATAACTTTGGTACGGCAATGAGCTATTTTAATCTCGGATATTGTATTGTCAAGTATTAAGTGAAAGGATTTATCATGAAAGAATATAACATTAAAGTCACAGACACGGAGATATATATCAACGACAAACTTTGTTACTTTGCAGCGGATATGGACAAGGAAAACAAAGAGGATGACCTGAACAAGAAGGCAATTCTCGCTCTTGCAGATGAAATGGGTTATGAAGCAACCTTCTTGTTTGAAGAAATGGCAGATAGACTTTGGGAAATGTTAGATGAAATTGAGGAGGAAGAAATTGATACCATGTACCACGACGCTTCCGAGGAGGAATTAAGAAAGATGGGAGCATTTGACAATCTTAATGATACGAGTCCAGAAACAAAAAGATGGGATGCACTGCCCGACATTGACAACGAAACGGTAAAGATTTGGCTCGATGCTTTGCTTGAATCCAAAAACAAAATGTTTGTTGAAGAACTAACAGCGGAAGAAATCAGAGCAGAAATTGAGGAGAATAAGGGTTCTATTGATAACTTCCGTATGTGGGGAGACAAACACGCAATTATTGACTGCGAAGAATATATGGAAGTTCTTGAAGAAATGTTAAATAACAAGGAGGAATAAACATGGATAATCAAAAAGAAAAGAACTTAGCAACCCACATCACCGACGAAATCAACTGCATCTTTGACTACAAAGCATTCTGTGAGCAAATGCGTAGGGAGCACAGAAGCCTGCAAGCAGACTTCACTCGTCTATGCCTTGAATGGTTGAATACTTGCAGGGAATTGTATGAGGAAGAATACTACGATGGTCGCAATGAGCATGCTTGTAGAACAGGTAAAATGCTTATGGATTATCTGGAGAAAGGAGGAAATCAATGAACGCCAAAACACTACTGCATAAAGCAAAAGAACTTATGAAGCCGGAAGAGATTTGTTGCTGGTGTGAAAGCACGAGCGATCTATATCTCAAGGTTACACCAGTGTCAACAGCACTGGTTGAGCAGTATGATTTCAAGGAAAATGTGACGAGATTTCTTGACAACATTGACCACGAACCTTGGTATGAACTGCCATTCGCAAACACAGATTGGTGGGAGCGTAGAGGTTGTTACTGCGGAGAATTGCAGTTGTAATTACACAACAAAATGATTATAATTAGGAGGAATCAAAATGCAAGAGTTTAAGAAGCTCATCTACGATTGTTGGAATGACCGCAATGAAGGACGACACGCTTGGATGGCATATGGAGACTACTGGATTACCATCGAGCCAGTCGAAGCCGATGGAGAGGACTTACTTGAGGTGTGCCTCTCAACCGATGTAGATATGCTTGGATATCCTTATGGCGACTGTATCCGTATGGATTCCGTGTATGCCGAAGGTCTTGATGATGAATTCCTTAATGGAGTTTACAAATATATAACCACAGGGGAGGAATATTAATGAAAAAAGTTATTGCAGAATTTTTAGTCGATGAAGAAAGGCTCATCGATATGTATGAGGAAATCCACGACATCGACGACTTTCATGATGCACTTAATTCTGAATTCGGTGTAATGGAAGAGTACGGAATCAAATGTATGGATTGGAAAGTTAAAAAGGAGGAGACTGATAATGAATGAACAGAAAATTTCCGTAGAAACACCTTGGGGTAAATTGACAGCTTGTATTGGCGGAGACCCAGATAGCTATCCGGAAATATTTGTGTATATGGAAAGAGATGACGGTGTAGAAATTGATTTGACTTGTGTATCCTTTGACAAAGAAAATAATCAGTTGGACGCATTTCTGTATGAAGATACTTCAACAGATTGCTGGACTAAAAAACATATCTGGTCTGAAGAAGAAATTAAAATTGAGGAGGAATAAATATGAATATTAGAAAAATGCAACAACTCGAAAAACTTGGATGGGATGAAGCGTGGCTAAATAATGTCAAGATGAACTTCCACCCTAAAAAGCAAGGCAAATACGAAATCAAAATCTACGACATCGAAGAACTTGACCAAGATCCAGCAACAGGATTGTGGATTGACACTACCAGCTTTGACAATGATGTAGAACTGTCCATTGTACATTTCTTCTTTGAGGGATTCGGCTATGTAATGCGTGATAAAGCAACAGATGAAATCTTCGGTATAGGGATTATTGATGGTGCACCATTTGAGGAGTGTGATGACCACGAAAACAAGCCATGGGGAACTTGGAAATGGTATTCAGCAGAAGAACTTGGACCCGTATTTGCAAAACAAAGAGAGGAGGACTTGAAGAAACTTGCTCCCGGTCACGCAAGAGTTCGTCCCAGTATGGAAGATAGAATTGTTCTTGCATTTCAAGACAATCATAAAGACTGGTTGGTAGCAAAAAAGGAAGGAGATTATGAAGAAGAACTCTTGTGCAAGGGCTATGAACAAGCAATGAACTTTGTGTTGGGATTGCTTAACATTGGGTACGATGAGGCGTTGACCAAGAAGATAAAAGGATAATTTTATAGGGAGGATTTAATATGAGTTATCATATTTGGAGTGTAGATGGATATGGAATTTGCACAAACGATATTGAAACAACAAAGGATAGAGTGGAAAATTTATTGAGTTTAGCACCGAACTTTAATAATATTATTCAAACATATTTCAAAGAATGTGATATAGAAAATCCATCTTTGGACGATTACTTGGAATATGACAAAGATTATTATAGCGGAATTGCATATTTGTTACAACAAGTTATTGAAGAAAAGGAAAATGTAAGATTGGATATTGCCGAAGATTTTGATTCTTATTATTATTTGTTGCTTTGTCCTCATTATATGTGGTCGAATATAACAATGGAAGAAAAGAAATTAGATGCAATAGCAAAAGTGGATAATTTATTCAAAAAGTACATTAGTATTCTAACAGATAAGAACATTGATATTGATTATCAATCAGTAGAAAATGGTGGTTGATAAGATTATAAAATGACGATTTTAAATTGGAGGTAATGATATGAATAATCAAAGAAAAATCTACACCGTAATCACGCTTTCCAAGATTGACTATGACTTCTCCGTTCAAGTCATCCAACACGGAGCTTTTGAGGATTTTAACAACGCAGTAAAACGATTCAAGAGTGTTGTTGAGGAGTTTAAGAAGGAGTATGTGGAAGAATTCGAAAGATATTCGGATGAAGAAAGATATCCCGATGAGGAATATGGTGCCTGGACAGTAATTGAAGACTTAGAAAATGGTTACTGGAGAGTATCTTTCGGATTTGAAGAACACTATGAATGTCATCAAATCTGCATTGGTGAATATAAAATTGAGGACTAAGGAGGCAACAGAATGATTGAAGAAAGAAGCGCCATTATAATCCACAGCGAACTAAACGAATGGATTAACATCTGCATCGTTGTAGAGCCATACGAGGATTTCACAAAGGTCAAGGAGATTGCGAGCAAAGCATATGACAAGTGGTTTGATTCAGATACTACAGAATGTATCAGCGACTACATCAAGCGCAAACTCGATGAAGCAGGATGTGGATACGAAATGTTTCTTGGAGATTTCAACGAAGATGAGGAGGATTTGTAATGAAGTACAAATGTAAAGCCTGCAGGCAAGAAATTGAGTTTGCCGACGACGAGTTTGATTGTGGCGGATATTACCATCCCGATGGAGAAGAACTTCTTTGGGGACACATTCAAAAGGATCATGAAGAAATTTACGAGGAAGTTCGTGACCTTGAAACACCATTTATGATTGAAGAATGTTATGAGGAGGAGTGCTAAATGAAAATAAGATTTGTACTAATGGGGCAAGGAATATGCGAAGGTATGGAACATCTTATTGCTGAGGTAGATGTGACAAAGAAACCATCCAAGGAAGAAATGGATGCAGTATATTATTACATTAACCGCAGAGTAGAAAAATGGGAAGAAAGCGATATGGAAACACATTTCGATTATGAAAAGGTGTGTCGTGCAGCATGTAGGAAGTATCTGCAAACATCAAGGAATCCAGTAGTTGCAACATACTATCTATAAGGAGTGAACCTATGGTTAGAACAGTAATTGTCCAACAACTTGAGGATGGAGAAAACATCTATCATAAAGGCGACAGAGTCCGTGTCAAAATGAAACCACGAAATAAAGACAAGCCGGAAAAAGCCAATGAGTATATTGGTGAAATAGTCCATATTGCAGACGGCGCAATATTCCTTCATATCGGCATTGACACACGACTTCTTGATGTAAACAATATTGACAAAATGCGCTTTGCAGCACTCAATGAAACTTTTGATAATACTTGGGATTTTTAAGGAGAAATTAACATGAGAAATTATGTGGTCAAAACCAGCTATTCTTGGATAGAAGCGGAAGTACATACCAAATTCGAGGCAGAAAACAAGTGGGCAGCATTTAATCATGTGATTGATATAGCCACAGAAGAAGCGAAGTCGAGCCGTAAGGATTCGGACTTCGATATTTATATCAGACCTTCAGAGAACAAAGTAATTGTTCGCTATGGGTATGACGATGAAGAATGTTATTACGAATTTGAGGAGGAATGTATATGAAAAATTACACTTATGGCTGGAGACTGAAAGAACTTGGGTTTGTGGAAGTTCCCGAAGAACAGTACACGCAACGTCAGAGAGAAATGAAGGAATTCATTGATGCGCTGTCTGATGTAGTTGTCAAGGCAGACTGCGGATGGGACGGAGTGCAGTACAAGCTTATGGGCAGTGCAACAACGAATAAATATGCAGAGCCTTACATGGTTCTGTGTGTTGAGGGACACGGCGAAAGATGGATTCCTATTGACGGCAATAGCAAAGGATGTAATTTGCAGGTTCTTGGTGAGAATCTGTGGTAAGGAGGTAAACAATATGGATAAAAACTATATCATCTTCATTATCGGCTACGACTGGTATAAAGAACTTGAAAAATTAGAGTTAGCTTGTGATGAAGCCTATGAGTTAGCAGAAGAAATTGCGTATAGATACAAAGACTTCTGTTTGAGAAACGAGTGGGATGAATGTTATGAAACCCTGTACACATATTGTGACGAAGTTATTTCGTTCGGGGCAGTATGGGATGATGTAAAAAGAAACTAAGGAGAAATGACAATGACAGTAGCAAATATCAAAGAAATTGTACGGCTTATTCTCAAGAGTGAAATTGCAAAGAAAAGAGTAGAAAAGGTTCTTGAAAGTATTGAAGATAGACCAAATGGAATCTTGGTTTATCTATCACACGGCGCAACTCTTGGGGAAGCTCAGGACGTTCAAGAAAAGATCAAAAGCTGTGGACTTGCTATACCCGAACAAATTGGCAACGCAGTTATTTATGTTACAGCGGAATAAAAGGAGGAATTAAATATGAATATTATACCTGCAAATCAAATTATGTGCCAAAACAGTAGAGAGGAAATCGTGAATGCTTTTTGCGAAAACTTAATGAGCAGAATTCAAGAATGTGCAAGAAAAGGCAGTCACGACTGTTGTTTTGATGCAACAGTATATTATGAAAAAGCAACAGGAAATATTTATGGTGCGTACCAAACCAAGTGGAAAGGAAGTGGAAAAGCATATGATCCATATAAATACCGCTTTGATGATTATAAAAATGAAATCAAAGAAAAATTCGAACAGGCAGGATACATAATTAAGCCCACTGGATACATTGGTGGAGTTTGGCAGTTAACTGAGGACATTTGCTGGTAAGGAGGTAAATTCAAATGCATACGATTAAATATAAAGGTTGCTTGGCACAGCAGAATAACAAAACCTTAGAGGTTACAGTAGCAAAGAACGGATGTCAGACAATGCATTACACGTCATACACGGATAAGTTGTCTGGCAAGGAATTGCGAACTGTTATCAATCGTTATTTGACAGAGTTAATCTAATTTAATAACTACAATTAATATCGTAAAAGGAGCACAAATGATGAGTAACAAACACTACGGAGCAGGCAGTTACAACATGGTAGACAAAGACGGTAAGGAATATCTCCTTACCGTTGAACAGGATGAATATGCATATGATCCGAGAGATGACTTCAATGTAGCAACAATGGTGTGCTGGCATCGTCATTATAGCCTCGGAGACAATCACGACTATGATGGCATTGAGGACTTCTTCCAGTCTCTGTGCAAGGAAGTCCTCGGCAAGGGATATGACGAAACAAGCGAGCTGTTCTGGAAAGATATGCTTGAGATGCTCGTTGAATCTGATCTTATCTACATTAAGCAACTCAACGCATATGAACATTCCGGTCTTACAATATCCACATCAAATGCATATCCGTACAACGACAGATGGGATGCTTATCCCGTTGGATTTGTGTATGTAACTAAAAAGACCATCTTCAATGAATGCGGTGGTATCCCTGTCAAGGATGAAAACGGAGAATATGTGAGAATAGAGCACAAGCATGAGGGACATCCGAGTACATATTCTATCAAAACAATTCCGCTTACCGATGAGAACTGGAAAGAAAGGGCAAAGCTTACCGTTGACGGCGAAGTTGAAACCTATGACTACTATCTGAGGGGAGAAGTATATCGCTATACGATGGAAGAAAAAGTGCATTACAGAAACGAAACAAGATGTCCTCATTGCAACGAAATCATCGATGTGGACGAATATGATGATTGGGAGGAGGTTGATAGTTGTTGTGGGTTCTACGGCAGTTGCCTTGAAGAAAACGGCATACTGGATAGCATTAGCGCAGATTTGAAATTTGTAGAGGAGTGATAAATAATGAGAAAACTTACTAAAGCAGATTACGAAATCATAGACAAAATTGTTGACCGTGCACAAAACATGGGGTTCTATGAGGATAACCGCGTCACAGCACATATGGATGTAACAAACGCAACAAAGCATTTCAACATGAAACTTGAAGAGTGGTTTGAGGCAGACGATTTCAATTTCGCTCACGACATTGTTGGTATATACAAAGCGATAAATCGTGAAGTATATCCCGCAGACTTTAGCAATGATCCTTGGTTTTTGCCTAGATTTGCTGGAAAGGAGGAATAAATTATGAAGCGTGTAAAACAAATCAGCTTAGATATCTTAGTTGGTCCAGAATGTGATGGAGAAGAGCTTGCACAAACAGTCAACGATGAACTTGAAAGACGAGGATTTGCTGTTTTGGGAGCAGGATTCCAATATGACATGACTGAAGTCTATGAAAGTCTTTATCCAGAGTTATTAAAGGAGGAATAAATATGCAAATTGATGTATTAATATACAAACTAATGGAGCTACAAAAACTTTATCCAGACGCTTATGTATACTTTACAGACGAAATCAACAGCGAAACATGGGAGACGTATCTCGAAGAATTCTATGTGGATGAAGAAGCCAATGAGATTGAATTCAAGCTTACAACGAACGAAAGGAACAGAATGTAACCATGGATGTCACAGAACTTAATCGGGATCAGTTGGATGAATTGAAGTGGGATTATTATTACGGCGATAATTATGATCCTAAAATTGTTGGAGAGAATGGTCTGCCCATTCTCTTTCCGGCAGATATTCCCGATGAGATTATATTTGACGTATACGCTGGCATTTATTTTGTGGAAGAAGATTTTAGTTATAGAAAGGATGCAGTTGTATGAAAATCACACGAAATGGCGTTGAGTATGAACTCACTTTTGAGGAATGCAGAAAAGCATATGAAGAATGGCAATATGAAATTCGAAAAGAAGATCTGCTGTGTAAGCTTGAGGAAATGGAGATGGAGAACGCCAGCGAACAGCAAATCAACATTATGCTTAAACGCATTGAGAAGTCCATTGACAACAATGATTATTACTGGGATATATACTGGGAAGTAATCGAAAATATTATTGAAGAAGTAATGGAGGTATCTTACAATGACTAATTCCGAATTCAAAGTTTTGCTCAAAGAAGTATTTGAGGAACATTTCTTGATGAGAGACAGAGACCATCATACAGTGAATGAGTTGCTTCATGTCTTGAGATATGAAGAGAAACTTAAATGCCTGCAGGGAGTAAATATTTCTGTGAACAAGGCAGACGGGCGCTGTTGCTGCATTCCTTGCCTTGATGCATTCGTAGACATTAAGACGCTTGGCATATGGTTCGATGACGATTCCGTTGAATTTGAAAGCGACGATTTTGACGGAACCAGATTTGATAACATTACTGTTTATGAAAGGGAGGTATAATATATGAAAAAATATGCAGTACATGGAGTTGTTGAGGTTGAAGTAATTAAGGAGGTTTGGGCAAACAGTGAAGAAGAAGCATATGAGAAAGCTGCAGAAGAACTTCCGTTTTTGACTGAATATTGTGGTAATGGAGGAGATGATAAACTGATAGGAGTAGAAGAAGAGGGAGAATCTGTTTCTGCGAATAACAGGATTGAATACAACGATATTGAAGAATTCGAAGAAGATCCTGATCGCTTTGAGTGTCCTAATGATGGCTGTGAATGTGAGCGCAGAACTGATACCGACGGATTGGATTATTGGTTCTGTGAAGAGTGTTTTACATCCTTTGATGATGAGGGCAATGAAGTTTATCCAGAAGCAGAAGGTCTGGATGATGAAGAAGAATATGATGAAGAATAAGGAGGTTCATTATGTACGAGAGAATTGAGCAGGAAGTACCGAGTTACATCATGGAGGATCTGCGTGAGAGAATGGGTTTGGATTGCGACGACGAGTCTGCGGATGATGAAATCCTTTCCTTGAGTGGTGCGGACTTCTTGAATGAGTGGCTTGGATGGCAGGGAATCATGGGTTACACAGACAGCATTCTTGAAGTAATTAAGTTGGCATTTGGCATTGATCTGCTGGAAGCGCCGTTCACCGAAACTATTAAAAGAATTAAAGAGGAGTATTAATAATGAAGAGATTCACATTTAAGAAGGAATTCGAGCTTGACGAGCGTGACATCATCGATCTGATTGACTGCGCAGTTGAAGGTGGAATTGGATACTGGTGCTGCCTCCATAACGACACGCCCGAATGGAATAAAGTCAGAGAAGAATATCCCGATGATTGCATTGATGAACGTCTGTACAGAGTCCTAGATAAAGGATACGATGTAATTCTCATTGATGTAGAAGAGGATACTGAATATAAGCTTACGATGGCTTCTCTGCTTGACGGCATTCAGAAAGCAATAGAACTTGGCTATTGGGACGGCGATATGGATATGGCAGATGCAGAAACAGGAGACACAATCTTCCAGTGTGCTCTCTTTGGAGATCTGATTTACGGCTAAAATTTACATTCTCGTAACACATTACGCCACAAAATGATTATAATAATTAATAGCGAAAGCTATAAAATAAAAGGAGAATTTATTATGACTACTCACAACATCGAAACTATGGATCGCATCGTTAACGGGCTCGCAGAGAACAGAAAGCTTTCTCAGGTACTTGCACACATCTACGCAAAGCGCAATGTTGAAATTCCTTTCAGCGATTCCATGCTGAAGATTCAGATTGCGGATATGAATATGTCTGCTCGAACCACCAACGCAATCAGAAGAGCAAGAATCCATACGCTGCAGGACGCCGTAGAGTTCAACGAGAGTAAGAAGATTACCAGTGTGAAGAACCTTGGTAGATCCGGATGTATTGAGTTCTTCGAAGCAATTTTGGATTACTTCTGGGACAACATGGATAAGAATGAACGGGTTAGCTTCTTGATTGACGTAGTGGAAAGAAATAGCCACAATCTGCGGTAATGTTAATAGCTGGGATATCGGCTATACGGTCAAATTAATTTTAGGAGACAGAGATAATGGGACAGAGATCACAAATTTATGTTCGGTATCAAAAGGATGGCAAGTATTATCTGACGGCAAGGTACTATCAGTGGAACTATGCAGAAAGAATGATTAGTCGGTGTAAGCATACCATCGAATGGATTAAAGAAGTGATTGGGTATGACTGGTATTTCACAACAGAAACTGAGACGTTAAAGAGATACTTGGACGTAAACTTTGATATGCAATCCATTGTTCTAGGATACGACATTATCAAAGAATGGAACGAATATGGTCGTGATTATAGTACTACATTCAATATGTTTGCTTTTCACGATCAAGATAATAATGATGGCAAATTGTTCATCGACATTAGCAACGGAATTATTAAATATGCCTTTCTCGATTATAATTGCAATACCAACAGAGTAATGAGTGCAGCACAGTATATGCAGTGGGATTGCCCAAGCTGGAGAAAAAGCGAATATATTGACGACGAGCAGAAAACATTGTGTGAAGCCAATATAAAGGAAATTAAGAAACTTGCTAAACTCATGACAAAAGATGAAGTCGAAGAATTTATAAACGCCAATTACGAATATTAAAATTAGGAGGTTTTATCATGTCAAATTACATTGAAAGCAAGAAAGAGCTGGACAAGATCCGTAGAAAAGATGAGGTGCTGTTCCGTATGGCAATTAGTCACTTGATGGACGTCGGCATTCGCCATCTTACCGAAGAAAATATTGCCGAGACATGCAAAAATATTGCAGCAAGAGATGACAGCAAGGCATTTATGACCAATGACTATATGTGCGACATTCTGGTGACCGCAGGAGAACTTGCAAAGATTCCTCACGTTGATTTGCTCGTATATATTCAGCGTGAGGTTGAGTACGATGTATTTGACGGAGGTATTTCCTACAAGAGGGCATTGTGCTTGTTGAAAAATTGCATGGGCATTATTGAATATTCTCATGACGATAATGGTTATACGCTCGATGACTTTGAAGAAGCTGGAATAGACGATGACGAGCTTGAAGTACTTGGTTTTGGATATTTGATTGCGGAGGATGAAGAATAATGAAAAAAGTTACAGAAACGACAATGTTGCATATTATTAGGTTGTGGCAAGATGATGAAAAACTTGCACCGTCTGGATTATTTTATTGCTTTGATGGTTGTGTGTGGGTTGGATGCGATAATTCACATGGCGATTGTTGGGTCGAAGAGTTCAAAACAGAGGTTGATGTGAGAAAGTGGCTTAATAATGAGCCAGTATTAGATATCAATGATATCCCATTGAATGGGTGGACGGAGGAGATGTGTTATACAAGAGACGACATTATAAGAAAGAGAGAGGAAATTTACGATGAAATATGCAGAGTTCTTACAGATTGGGAAATGCAGGATGCTGTGGATGATGATTTGTATAACACTCTCGTTAAGATCCAAAATAATTGGGAGTCCGTGATTACGGCAAAGGAGGATTAACATGGAAACATTGCGAGAAGCATTCGCAGACAATCAAAGAACAAAAACACTGAGGCTCATCCGATTTACGGGTGAGTTTCTTGCTAGACTTCCAATTGAGGAGGCAATTGAGCAGTACGGCGACTGGATCTATTCAAGTGCATACTCAGAAAGCTTTACAGAATTATCTGTATGGATTATGAAACCAATTGAAAAACAAGAGGAGGTAATGTTATAATGGCAAAGAAGAAAATTAAAAACTTGACACCAGAGGAAAAGATGTTGAGAATTGAGGAATACTCACTACGAAGTAATGAGATCTGTGCAAACAATAACAACAGAAAACTTGGTAAGGCTTGTATTTCTGTTCCATTTCCTACTTGTGTATGTAATCCAGATGCTCCGTGTTATAAGCTTTGTTATGCTAAACACGGATGTCAGAGTTTTGCAAATATACAGGGTGCATATTACAGGAATCTGAGATTGTATAATAATAACGCCGATGATTTCTTCGAGCAGCTTTATTACAAAATCAAGTTTTCTGGGCTTCCTATGGTGAGATTTTTTGATTCAGGCGATTATCCCGATGCCGAGTTTGTGACAAGAAGTGTAGAATTGGCAAAGAGACTTCCGAATGTAAAATTCATGGCATATACTAAGAAGTACGCTTTGGTAAATGAATATCTGAACAATGGCAGACAGCTTCCAGACAATTATAACATCTTCTTCTCTGCATGGGACAAACTGTGGGACGTTCCTAATCCTCACAATTTGCCTGTTGCTTATGTGAAATTCAAGGAAGAAAGAATGACGCCGGATATTCCTAAGAATGCATTCCATTGTCCTGGAAGAGAGAGCAGCTGTTCGGCATGCGGTGTTTGTTGGAATAAGAAGGTTAAAGCAGTATACTTCGACGAGCATTAAACAATACAAAATGATTAGGAGGAATTGAAAATGAAAACTATCACATATCCTTTGTTTGGAATTATCTACAACTGGAAGGGACTCAAAGAAGAAAATTATCTGTATACAGCAGAGGAACTCAAAAAGTTTGATGAAGAGCTATATAATATGTGCATTGAAGATCCGAACCAATGGTTTGATTCTCCTAAAATTGAATGCGCGTGGAAAACATGGATGGGTACGCTTATTAAAGACGAGTGCGAACTTAAACGCTTCATAGGAGGCTATTATAATGACAAGCCGTCAGAGAGCGACGCAGATTGGTACTGGGAGAATGTAATGGATAATGACCTGTATGGAGTCAAATCCGATACAATGAAGGACGTACTTGAGTTTTATAGTTTCATCACGTTGACAACTTATGGCTATTATGAAGAAAAGGGGGATGTGCAGCATGAATTAGAATTTGATGTTCCGAGATGGTGGCTGGAAGGCTATGTTTATAAGAATGGATATAAGTCGGTCGAAGAGTTCCTTGACACTTACACTTGGGACACTACGATGGATACTTATGCGAGAGCTCTTGAAGATAAGGTAATCAATTACGAGAAAGATATTTAATAGGAGGGCTTAATTATGAAGTACGAAATTGGACAGAAAGTTTGTATTAGCGTTGATGCAATGATTGACGGTGACGCTGAGATGGAGTTTGTAGACATTGTCACAGATCATGATGGCGAAGGAACATTTTATATGTTGTTCAATGAGTTCGGAGAGCTGTGCTGCTTGGACGGAGAAGAATGCATGATTGACCACATTGTAAACGGAACAACAGATGTTTATGATTTGGTAAATCGAAATGATGGAGATGTGCATTTCATGTTAAGCAAACATGATTTGGATATTGCAGTGTTTAGATAAAATTATTTTAAGTGGAGAATTTGAGCATGGAGAACTATTACTTTGAAGCAGTTGAATTTTGTCCGCATTGTGATAGTGAGAATGTATATCCTATGTGGGATGTAAATGTTAAAGGTTATGTGGCTGTTTGTCAGCATTGCGGCAAAGAGATTTTCTTGTGTGATGAATGTATGCACATGGAAGATAACGAGAGTATGAAATGTGATTGGTGCAAAACTGATTGCGGTGGAAAATGTTTTAGAGGAATTACCAGAGATTAAAAATGTAATTTTATGAGGTGACAATATGGAAAGAATTAACAGAGAATTAGTACAAAAAGGAATTGAGCAGAATATTATTTCTTTTGATATGGAAGATGATATGTTAATTGCTTGTATTGGAGATTATTGGTTTTTCGTTTCAGATGAATTAGACAAAGGAAAAGAATCATTTTCTAAAGAAGAACTTGTTAATATGGTTTATGAATCTATCAATGATGAGCCAATAAATGACGAAGATGAAGAACAAGCAACAGAATGTTTGTATTACAAAGCAGTTTTGCTAGAACAGGTAACATTATAAAAGGATAATTTTAAGTGGAGGATTTGAGTATGAAGTGGTTGACTTGGAACGATTTGACCGATATAGAAAAAGAACAAGCAATAGAAAGTTATTGCGGTATAAGAGAATGGGAAGAGCAAGAGCCTTGTTCAAGAGAAAGAGCAATAAATGATTTACCTTGTTGCAAATTTGAAAGACAAGAAGATGGATATATCTATATAGAAGTATAAAAGGATAATTTTATAGTGAGGTTATTATGATTTATTGTGTAGATATTAGGGATTATTATAGTGGAAATACCATTGAAACGATTTTGGAAACAACAGACCACGATGAAGCCTATGCAAAGGCAAGAGAGTGGAATGAAAATAACGGCGTAACAGAAGCGGATATTGAATCTTTTTACAACGAAGATATTTTAAGCCATGATGATGGACATATTTGTAAAAGGTTTGCAGATGTGTATCACGATGAAACAAGATAAAATGTAATTTTATTGGGAGGAAAATATTATGAAGTATTGTGTAACAGTTGTAAGATATGGAAATGTTTTCGTAGAAGCAGAAACAGAAGCAGAAGCAATGGATATTGCAGACCATCAGTTGACAGATACAATTAACTGGTCGGACGATTGGGGTGTAACGGATTGTATAGAAGATGATACAGTTGAAGATTGTCTGTATGTAACGGAAAAGGCTTTTGATTAAGATTATAAAATGACGATTTTAACGGAGGTTATTATGGATAGAGACAAATTAAGTGAAATAATTAGTGATGTTATATACAAAGAAAATCAAAAGGCACTCGACTCTGGTTATGATGTTCTTTGTACGGCAACAGAATATCTTGCGGATAAAATAGCAGAAGCACTTTGTAATAAGAACCACATAAAAGAGTGATTTTAATACGGAGGAAAATATGATTATGGGAATTATTTTGATGATTTGCGGTGTGTATTGGGTGATTTATTCGCTGACCGCTAATACAAAGAATTTGCCGTCTGCAATTCTTTTTAAGGTTATTCCATTCTTTACTGGACTTGCGACAATTATATGTGCAATGGATTTGTTTGGATGGGTAAACATTTTTTAAGCATATAAAAGTGTGGTTTTAAGTGGAGGGTTTATATGAAAAAGCGAATTTTAAGATGGTTGTTTGGCACGGATAATGTAAAAGACTATATGGAATTATTGTACGAAAGCAAGGAACATCATGAAGAATGTTTGAGATTGATTAATGACCATAAGGCAACATTGGATAAAAGCAAGGAATATCTTGATGATATTCTAAAGTTAATCAAGATATGCAAAAATCACGGAATTAATGTTGATGAAGAAATGAAACATATTGAACTATAAAATAATGATTTTAGACGGAGGATTTTATGAAGTTATTCAAACGTAAACAGCAGGTCGAAATATCCAACGACGAATGGTGGAAAGATCCACGGCTCGACGATGAAGGAACTTACGATTATTTAGTAGAAGAGCTTCCGAAAGACTCAGCAAAATGGGAATGGTATTATACCAAATGTGATTCATGCGGCAAAGATCACAGTCTCAATTTCTGCTCAACACACTACTTCTACTGTTGGGACGGGTGGGATTCGATGAGTTATACAGAGTGTCACCGCTGCATGATGAGAGATAAGATTTATAGTGTAAAATCTAAAATCAAAAGGAGGTATAAGGCTTATAGAAATAATAAAAAAGAGTATAAAGATTTGATGAAAGCGTTTGAAAATAAAGGCGTAGAAATAACCAAAGAACACAAATTGAAAATTAAATCTATTATTATGAAGGAGAATAGAGTATGAAGTTTGATTGGAATGGATTTACAGCAAATGATTTTGTAAACTATTGCGCTAGAGTAGAGAATGATATGATTGGCCAGGATGACTATGTTGGATGCGTCAGAGTCGGGAACCTGTGCTTTGATTTGTTGGTAAGGCAGTATGGAGATATTCAGTGCCTGTCATTTGATCTGTATGTTGGAGGAGTCGATACTGGATATGGATATGCAGATATGAAGAAAGCAATCGATATGTATAATGGAATATCTGATAATTCTGAGAAAGATCCACAGTATCCCTACGATTATGCAGATGGTGAAGATTTCGAAGACACTATGATTAGCATGGTTTATGAAGATTTTCAGAAATATGCTGAGGAAAGATTTGAAAAATATATTAAGTCATGCCAGTATAACGAAGCGTCTCTGATTGAGAAAGCAAATGAACCGCTGCATATTTGGTGATAGTTATTTCGTCCGAAAAAGTATATAATATTAGTGACGAGGAGGATTTAATATGGAAAATAAAATTATTAACATCACAAAAGCAACCGAGGAATATCAATGTTTGATATGTTGTAATCACAAGCCAGCAGAATTCAAGATTGTTATTCAAAGACCGGAAGAGGAAGATATTGTCACGTCATTCCATGTATGCAATAAATGCCTGGCCAAAATGCAAAGAGATATAGAGGTTTGCGAGTAATCGCAGACCTTTATCTCTATAATAATAAACAAAATGCAGGATTTAGTCTATAATTATAGACAATACAAAATGATTAAAGGAGAATGATTATGTATAGCGAAATTCACATGGAAAATATTTTTGAGATTGGTAGAGTTATTCAGGAAATGTGGTATTATTCGATGATCGACGATAAAATTGATAGTAAAGAGCTGTTTAAGGCATCTCTTGAATGGGCGGAGCAGTTTGAGGCAGATCCGGAAAAAGATTATTATGAAGAACTCTATGAATTTGTGGTTGAAAAAATCAAAGAGAAGTTTGGGAGGGATTGCTAATGAAACGTAGAATGTTTTGGTCGTTATATCGAAACACACCTCGGAGAGATAAAAAAGAATTTATTAGGCAGCATTTTTGGGCTTGGATGATGGATAATTGTCCAAGGATATATAAGTGGTGTGATAATCATCTTAAATGTGATACATTACCGTTTTAAACAATACAAAATGATTATATATAATAAGGAAGGAAACGATTATGAAACCGTTATACACTTTAAGAAAAAGTAAAATTTGGTACTCGAAGTTCGGAGTTGGAAAGGCGGTGGGAAGTAAGATATACTTCCACAAATCCGTGTGGGACAAGATCGTTCCAGAAGATGTGTGGAACAAGGCGTTAGATGTACTGGAGTTTTATAAAATGCATATAAGTTGTTTCAATACTATTTGTTATGATCTGAAACAACCCCATATTGTAAGGTTTGATACCTGTCCTGGATTTAACTTTCAGCGCGAGCCGATGGTTGGAACAATGATCTTTGTTGATGTTAATGAGGGTAGAATTATCAAGGAGAAAATTAACAACCAAATTTATCATCATAAATGGCTCTGGACGACAGAGAATTATGATGGATTTGATGTACATGAATCCTATGAGTGGTCCAAATTATGGCTGGGTAAACTCCCTGAAGTAGCAAGTGGACGAGTATATCTGTGGGAAGAGCAGCTTAAAAAATATAATATAATTTAAGGAGGAAGGCGTATGTTTACAGCAACAGAAATTCGTATAGCAAATGCGACAAGCAGATCTAACGGGGCGTCAGCAAGGAATAAAGACGGCAGCATCAGGGCCATTGTTCCGAGGTATGTGGCAGAACATATTAATAAGGAAGACTCAATACTTGATTTCGGGGCCGGAAAAGGAGCCGTGCATACACAGTGGCTCAGAGAGGAGGGATTTAATGTTACGGCGTATGACTTTGGTGATAACTGTATTGAAGGAGTGCATGATAAAGACGCGCTCAGTAAACAATACCGTGTAATTATGTGCAGCAATGTCCTAAATGTTCAAAGTTCATATGTAATGTTGTATGAAACGCTTTGCCAAATTAATTCTAGTCTGGAGCCAGGCGGTGAATTCATTTGCAATTATCCAGCTAGTCCACGCAAGACGGATCTGACAGCGAATGAAGTTAAAGAAATTCTCAAATTTATATTTAAAGGAAAGGTTGAGAGAGTAGGAGGTACGTCATCAGCACCGTTGTGGAGGGTTAAAAAGCAATTTGTTA